ATGGCAATAATTCATTTGACTACGCAGAATTTCGAAAAGCAAATTGTGGAATATGGATTTTTTGTTGAGCAGATGCCTGCTTGCTTTTCTTCAAAGCAACTTGCCAGAAAACTTGCTGTTTTTCTCCCTTTGATTGATTGCAAGTATCCACAGGTGAAGAACGCCAAAAATCACACAACTGCTCCAACTGTTATTTCGACTTATAAAAACGACATTTCTCGTCGCATATTATCCGTCCCCAATCCAGAAGCGTTTCTGCGCACAGTAAAGCTATACTCAGAAAATTGGAACGGGATAATCGCTTTAGCTAATAGTAGTAATTCTCTCTCACCTATAACATATATGCGTAGTTACAACGAAAATAATTTTCTTGAGGAAATCAATAGCGAAAACCTCAGAGAAGATCATAAAGCTAAAAGTGATTTTGTAGAAGGAATAAAAAGCTGTATTCGTATTGCCTTAGGATATCAGTATCGGCTAAAAGTTGATATAGCAAACTGCTACAACTCTATTTATACACACTCTGCAGCATGGGCGATTTGCGGCAAAGAAAATGCGAAAACATATATGCGGACTAAACAACCGCAGTCTTTAAAAGGAGATTACGAGCTTGGAGATGCCATTGATGCATTTACTCGATTTCAAAAAAATAATGAGATAAATGGAATTGTTGTCGGCCCATACACTTCGCGAATTTTTTCTGAGATAGTCCTTTCGGCTATTGACAAATTATTGCATGATCATGGGTTCGTTTTCAAAAGATATGTTGATGATTATAAATTTTATTTCCGGTCCGAAACACAAGCTCAAGAAAGCGTTCAAATTATCGAGAAAATATTGAATCTATATAATTTAAACTTGAATTTATCGAAAACAGAAATCCTTAGATTCCCTTACGAAAAATTATCTGACATGCAAACCACTTATGCTACAGCATTAAAAAAAGATGGGATTTTTGGGGTTCTTAATGCAGCTGCGCAATTCCATACTAATGGGGAAAAAGGCGCATACAAATATGCTCTAAAATATATCAGAAAACAGAAGCTTAACCTGCAGAACTTTGAATTGGTATTTCCTTTGTTAGTAAATATTATGCTGCTTGACCCAAAGTATGGGAAACATGTAATAGCATTTTTGAAGAAAAATCGTTCTGGAATAGATATCACAAAATTGAGTGATATTGCAAACAACGAGCTTATGCAAAGTCTTAAAAGAGAGTTACAGCAGGAATCATTGTTGTTTTTGAATTTAATACATGAAATTCGGCTAAATATATCTGCAGAAAATGTTATTGCAGCATTGAATTCGCAGGATGATTTTTCAATAATAATTGCATTGGATATTTGGCGACATCATAAGTCATTAGTGAAGCGTACGAAAGCACAGGCAAATGGAATAAATAAAGCAGTGACCACCTTAGCCGCGGAATTAACTGGAGAAAACTACCACGGGGCACGATGGCTATTGTTGTATGAAGCGGAGAAACATAACTTGTTTCCCAAAGGTGTCTATACAGCAATTACAAAGACGCCTTTTTTTGCTACACTTTTTAACAATGATATATCATTTTATGAAACATAGCAGCTTCTCATTATGTTTATAATGCGTAGATTTATATTATGAATATATCGGTTTAGTAAAATATAGTGTAGATGTATTTACAATAACAGTACTAAATACATGGAGAACTCAATGTGATAGAAAAATTAAAAATCCAAGAAAACATCCAGCGTCGGAAAGGTTGATGTAATCAAAGACACTTTAAAAAATGTCGAAAAAGTAGCATTAGGGTACTTGAAAGAGCATGGGGGAAATTAATAATTAGTTTAAATGATGAAGAGTTGATTAAAATGATAGCTATAAAAGAAAATAAATAGAAAGGATGCTATGATAATATAGGAATTTGTGAAATAGATAGGTTTGTTTTGATTGGATAAGTTATATTTATACTGCTTGGAGGGAATATGGAATGAAAAAAGCCACTTTTTTAATAGCTAAATTCGGCAAAAAAGAACATTTGGAATTAATTAAAGAAGGACGCCTATATTTTAATCCAATAAAAAAATACAGGGATGATGGTACTGACTGGAGAGGAGATAAAAACGAAGGAATAAGACCTATTAACCCCTGTGAAATTTCTATAAAAGATAACGAAGGAAAAGATTTTTTTACTGATTTAGGTATACCACGTCCAACAAAAGTTTCAGAGTCTATTCAAGGTGATGAAAATACTTTTATCTTTTGTTCAGCAATGATTACACAAGATGTTTTGATATTAAGAGATGGTTATAGTAATGAATATATTCTAAATGAAACATTTAAAAATGCCATTCATAATTTTGGTGAATATGTTTTGTTTTTCAATCCATATGAAATACTTGAGCGTTTGAGATCCGTAAGATTAAAGCATGAATCTGAATTCGGATATATATCAGGTCCGATAATCTATAGAGATTTAGAAGATTTCTCAGAAATAGGAGATTATAGCACAGCATATAATATAAGCAATAGTTTTTATGATCGTTATTTTGTGAAAGATATAAGTTACAGAAACCAAAATGAGTGGAGACTTTTAATAGATGGTACCCACAAACCTCTCGAACCCAATTGTGGTCGAGGGTTTTCAATATTTATTGGGAAATTGGATTGGGCGTATCTCTTTGATACTTCTACTTTTTTAAATACATTTCAGTATGTTGCTGGCGATTAATAATTAAAATAATCTGTCTAAAAACTTTAAATCAGTTCTATTGGATGATATTCTATAAAAAGTAAGGGTTGGGGTTATAATTCATTGAAATATACCCTGCCACCAAGGGCGTACCAGGTCCAGTGGTCATCAGAATTGCAGCAACAAGGCACGTTGAGTGCGTGATTCTGATGCAGAATTGTGGTATGGAGGGCAAAAATAGAATTTAACCACAACATATAGTGGTTTGAATGCAAAAAAGGGGTAAAAATCGGAGCGAAAAATGCGCGATTTTGACCCCTATTTTTTGCAAAAAATACTGATGCAGAAGCTAATTTTTTAGATTTCAACCTCAAAGTGATGCATAAAAAGCTTTTTGGTAGGATAGATACTAAATTAAAAATCATAAATGAGAGGCAAATAGAGCCGGAGAAATATAGTGGATTTATAGCATATATTCTCCGGCTTTAATAGCCGTTCTTCATTGCAAAAGGCATTTTAATCAAATGCAAAAAGAGCCTTTCTATCCGATTGGCTCATTCATAAAATTCAAGTATATTGAGAGGAGAAAATATGGATCAAAAGGAATGTGAAAATTGGATAGCCGTTACTGCAAGCAGCAGTTATAAATGGGTGGAAGACAGGGTATCATATTTGAATGGCAGAGGTTCTTTGTACTATACAGGTGGGGAAGATGGTGTATATATTCAGATATCAAATGACGGTACATTGAAGATTGGAACTTATGAAGGTGCGTTTCCTCATATTGGAGAGGCGCTTTTTAAGGTAAAGGAAGAACAAAAGTATGCCGATTTTAATGAAGCATTTCAGATGGTTTGTAAAATAGGTGGAAGAAAGTTTCTGATGGATTTATTCATGGCTGACCAAGTAACACAGGAAGTAATAAAGAGCGACAGTAGTGCAAAAAATGAATTTATTATAAATATGTAGAATGAGTTTATAGTTTAAGATATGCAATATAAATTAAAAATCGAAAAATAGATATAGCCGGATAATTAATGTGATTAATGCATTTTGATTATCCGGCTTTTTTTGTTTTCAGAAGGGAGAAACCATGATAGTAAGATATAAGAAAAATAGAAGAAATGCTTGTTATGAATCGGATAGCCTTGTGACTCATGACAAGGCTAAAGCAGAGCCACGGTTACACGGCCCATTTCAAAGCTGTGGAGATTGTCCATATCCGTCCCACGGATTTATATGCTACAGCTCAGAAGGAAACTGCATGAGAGCCTATGTGTAAAAAATGAATCAAAGGAGGAAGGTGAAGGGATGAAAGGAAAAAGAGAATTTATCAAATTACATAGGAGGAAAGTAATATGCTAAATAATCAAAATTCAATAAAAACCGCAAAAGAAAAATATCTATCAGAAAGTGGAATTCATTTGGGAAATATAGAAGAACCATATGCATTGGTTCTACAGGAGCCTCAGACTCTAAAGTTATATATGCCTCTGACGGTTATGAAATATGAACATTATGAATGGAGTGATTTGGCGGAAGATTATCCTATAGAGCTTGATAGTAAAACTGCTTTGTCCTTTCATGATGAAATCCTTGATAGCATGCTTAAGGAAAATATGAAGATGGAAAAAGAACAAGGTCTTATGAAATTTTATAATATTGAGGATAGTATAAAACAAAAGGTTCAGTCTTTGTTTTTCACTGTTGAACAGGTCGGTGATGAACTACTTGGTGTGGCAGAATGCAAAGTACAAGGAAACTTAAGTAATGTGGAGTTAGAGAAACTCAAGAACTATGTTATAGGTCAGGCATTTGATGGACTTGGAGAGAAACTCGAGCAGCATCCTATTAAAGTAGGAACTGCCGAGATATATCTAAAGTTATGGACAGATTCTAAAAGCAGGAGCATTATGACTCAGGAAGAAATAGAATCTAAATGCCAGCAGATGGGAGGAATGCAATTTGAATAAATCAAAAATTCTTGAATTGGAAATCAGGCTATATAATCCTTACGGTAATAACACATTTACAGAAGTATCACTTCCAGCAACACCTTATGAGCTCATAGACGCATTGGAAAAAGCACGCATTGCCGATGAGCATATATATGCATTGGAAATTTTAAGCTGTGAACTTGAGTATTTGCCGCAGCTTATTAGTGAAGATGTGAATCTATATGAGTTAAATCATCTTGCCGGTCGGCTGTCAGAACTTAGCCGGTGGGAATTGGATTGCTTTGAGGGCATGGTAATGATGGATGCTATAAGAACTAAATATGCGCCAATCGATGTGGAGCTTCTTATCAATATGACCTATAGTACTGCGAATTGCCAAATAGCATATGATGCACATGATGATGCATCACTCGGGAAATTTTATGTGGACAATGAATTTGTTCCCGAGCTGGAAATTCTGGACGAAAGAATATTTAAGTGGCTTGACCATACAAAGATAGGCAAAGAAATGCGTGAGGCCGAGGGTGGAGTATTCACACCACATGGTTATGTGGTGCAAAATGGTGAGATAAGGTCAGTATATATCTTTGTGATCGTGCAGGCAAAGGGACTGACTGCTGGCCTGCAGTAAAGACTATTGCCTCAGACTTGCAGCTGTCCCGCAGCACTGTTAAGCGTGCTTTGAATGATCTGGTAAAGGCGGGACTCATTGAAAAGGAAGCACGATACCGAGAGAATGGTAGTAATACCTCGAATCGATTTATTTTAAAAAGTAAAGGATAGAGTTAAACTGAAAAGTTTCTCCGCAAAGGAGGTGCTATGTTATTTTCTTGAAATCAGGTGTGGTTCAAAAATCTATCATAACTTAGCAGTAAGTTTTGGTATCGTTTGTGCAATATTGCATAAAACTATGAAAGTTAAGCATTGTGGTATTTTATAGCTAATAAAGCCATTGATTAATACAATGGCTTTATTGTGATTTATAACTGGTGTATAAAATCATTCTATCCTTTTATTCTTGAAAACATGAAATATAGGATACTTTACCGGTATTAATATCAAAGAAGATTTTCACATATGTCTGATATCGGACTAAATAAACAACTGAAGGAGGATCTGAATCAGGGTCATCATAGTGAGGTTCTCCTAACTTATCTATGACAGATTTATAATCGTCATCTCCGTTTACTCCCAATAAAGAGGGTACCGTATATTCCAAAGATTCGTCATAATAAAAAGTTCCAACAGAAGTAATATGATCATAATTGATGTTAAATGACACACCATTTTTCAGCTGATAATAATGTTCACTCATTCTTTCCACGGAATTTTCTTCATATATATCAACTGAATCATCATCTAATATCTTCTTGAATAATGTATAATCCATTCCCATTAAGAAGTAGACATCATCTTGAAAATCAAGAGTATACATATTCAACTTTATGTCTTGTTGATCTTCTGGATCTCTTTCTTTTATTGTATCACATCCTTGAAATACCAGCATTAATGTACATAGATAAATAACATATATATATTTTACCATACATCCTCCTACATTTGTATTAAGCTCTATAAAATGCTTTTTTCACTTATTATTTGGTTAACATCATACATATCTTCAAGATTATTGGTTTCAATTAATTCTGTAAATGTATCATCAGTAATATGGAAATATTCTCTAAATTCATTTACATCAAATTCAAACTGAACAGTGTCTGCTTTTTTCTCTTCAAGTATCCATTTAGTTATTTCCTCAACACCTACATAGTCTGCAAACTCCATTGGTATTAATACATCTTCAACTTCATATTTCGAAGATAGAGGTGATTCAGCTAAAGAGTTTGGTTGAGTAAAAATATTTGGCCAAAATAATACTGGATTTATATTATTATTTTCTCCATCAGCCCATGCTTCACCATTCTTAGTTACTTGAAAATGTAAGTGTGGACCAGACGAATCTCCGGTGTTACCTACTAAGCCTATTTCTGCACCTTTAGCAACAGAATTTCCAACAGCACTTGGAATAGGAGTCTCTTTCATATGCATATAAAGGTGGTGTAGATACTGATTTGTTTCTGGATCTGTATTGTATGACTTTATAGAAATAGCATATCCCATACTCCAATTAGGCTGAGGGCTTGGAACGTTAAGGTATATACGAGCAACTGTACCTGAGCTTACGCTTAATATTGAAGTACCTTCAATTCCGCTTTGAGCAATATCAAACCCATTGTGAAAACCGCCGCTTCTTGGTCCAAATGGTGAAGAGATTCTATTTATTGATGTGCTAGAAAAGAAATAACCCCATCCCATAGCACCATAATCTGGATATACCTTTGCTCTTAGCCAATAATTAGATGTGTGATATGAGCCATTATATCCATAAACCTTTATATAGTACCATACATTCGCAGAAACATTCATTTTTATCAGTTCCTGAGAATTTGAGGTTGTTGAACTGCCTATTTTAGTACCAGTAGGAATATTACCTAACCATATGTTTGCTTTGCCTGCAAATGGAAATTTAACTTTATACCAGTCTACATCTGTTGAATCATATATACGACCATATAAATCATCATCGTTATTGATAGTCATTGCTGTAGCCATGGTATTATTTGGTTCAGTTTCATATTTTACAGCCAAAGGGATAACACCTTCTGCTAATGTCAAATTTTCTATAGGGGCATTATACGAATCCATAGATAGAAAAATCTCATTATCTTTTATCGTCATAATGCCATGATATAATATAACCAAATCATCAGAATAATCAGTAATTGATACTAAATAATCTCCATCATTTATTTCCACTTGATCAAATTTTGATACGGCATCTTCAAACAGCTTAGTCTTACTATCATAAGAAGAAATTTCCATTATAGAATCCTTACTAACTGATATTTTATCTATAGCTAAAATACCATCATCTAAATAAAATGTAACTGGACTAATATCTTGAGCATATGCTAAATTAAATGAGCACAACACCATTATAACTAAAAGTAATAAAAAAGTAAATTTTTTCATTGGTATTTTCTCCTTTTTAAATTTTTTTATTAGTTTAGAATTATCTTTATGTAAATGGCTAAGATGTATTTTATGCTAAGTCTGATTAATGTGACCTAAGAAAAGTAATTATGTCATTAATTATAATCCTATGGTGGTTTATCCATACTATAAAACATATTAATACCTCCTCATTAGATATTTTATAGGATTTTTCATTCCCATAACTATAGTTCAAACTGGGAATTTATCCTATACGTGACGTGTAATTGCTAAATGCACTGTTCGTATTTTTGTCTCTCTCATATTATATAGACTGATAAAAATTAAAATTTGCAACATTATTTTTATTAAGAAGAAAAATTTAGTAAAAGTCTTTAGACAAGCTAATAATCATACTGAGTTAATTCAAATGAATCCAGAATGGGATTTCGCAGGTGTATTTTATGATTACGAAAGCGGTCTTAGAAAAGAGAAACGCAATGGTTTGGATGCTATGCTTAAGAAGGCATATCGTGGTGAAATTGATTATATCATTACCAAGTCTATCAGCAGATTGTCCAGAAATGTGTTAGATACGTTAACTATTATCCGAAGTTTAAATGCAAAAGGTATCAATATATATTTTGAAAAGGAAAATTTAAATTCACTTGAAGAAGAAAAAGAAATTGATATTGCATTTAATGGAGTTTTGGCACAGGAGGAGAGCAGAAATTTAAGCGAAAACGTTCAATGGGGATACAAACGTAAATTTGAAAAAGGTGATGATTTTGTTGGAAAAATGCCTATGGGATATAAGCATATTAATAATGAATGGATAATCGTTCCAGAAGAAGCTGAGATTATAAGAAAAATCTATCAGTTGTATTTGGAGGGAAATACACTTCAACAAATAAAAGAGTATCTGGAAGAACATCATATTAAAACTGCCACAGGGAAAGAAACATGGGCAACCGCAGTTATTCAAAAGATACTAAAAAACGAGAAATATAAGGGGAATGCTCTATTACAAAAGACTTATACTGAAGATTTTATAACAGGTAAAAAAGGTAAGAATGTTAGTCAAAGAGCTCTTTATTATATAACGAATAGTCATCCGGCTATTATTACTGCCGAAACATTTGATAAGGTTCAGGAAGAAATGGCAAAACGTGCAAGGCTATTCTATAAAGAAGATGGTACAGTGGAATCCAGCACTAGCAAATATAATAGCAAATATCTTTTGGGAAATCTTCTTGTGTGTGGGGACTGTAGCGCTTCATATCGAAGAAGAACTGAAAGAGGTAAGGTTGTTTGGAGATGTGCAACGAGAATCGAAGAGGGCAAAGATAGCTGCTCTTATTCTCCAACTATAGATGAAAAATGGATTCAAAATATCTTAGGTAAAAAGATTTGCGGGAATATCGGTTATAATGAAGAGATTGGAAGGAATAAAGTTGAACGTATTTTTGTGTTTAGTAAAAATTTAGAAATCCGATGTAAAGATGAAAGTGCATTTAGCATTAAGCTCTTACAGAATAAAATGTGAGATAGTAAGATATTTAAATATTCTGCAAGTTATTGTCTAAAAACTGCCCCGCTTTAGATTGGCATAATATATCTGATTGAAGTAAGCTATCTGCGAGGCGTAGCTGTTCTTGACAAGTATAAACGTTATTAAAAAAGAGTCCTCACCTCTTGTGATTGGTATTTAGGTTATAGGAAGTGATATAATAAAAATTGGAAAAATTTAATATTTTTTGTTGAAATAAGTAACCTTAAGATATACAATTATAATTAGAGATACAAGGTAAAATTTTAATGAATTTTTTAAGTTACAGTAAGTGAAATATAGCATTGATCCAATAAGATTAATATGTAATATTTATTTTTATTAAAAACAATATTAAAAAATGGAATTATTTTTGATTTAAATGAAGGGGAGATACTTATGTGGTTAGATAGAGAATCGGAGATTGACCTATTGGCATATGGTCCATTTGCAGAATTAGTAACCAATATTGTAGCGAACAAACGCCTTAACCCGCTGACAATAGGATTGTTAGGTAGCTGGGGAGTCGGAAAATCAACAAGGAAGAAACATGGAAAACGAAGGTGTATTATGGAAAGGCTATAATAAGAAAAAATAATAGTCAGTATTGGATAAATTTTTGCGACAAATTTAATAATACAGATTTAGATGTCAAATGTTCAATAAAAAAAGAAATGATAGATAATGTACATAATAAATTAGGTTCAATTAATAGTATTGAAAAATTTCTTAGTAAAGAATCATATTGCTTTATACTAGGAACAGTACAGATCACAAATAATACTATCTACATTAATAGCGGATCGTTAGATCATATTGCTTGTTCTTTTGATAATGTAAAAATGATGAGTGATATGATGGAAGATGAATAAGATTATTTGTGGTACAAAAGTAGGTTTGAAAGACGATTTTTAAAAATATACCATGCCTCTAAGGGCCCACCAGGTTAATGTGATATCTTTTTTGTCTACTCAAGGCATGTGGAAGGTGTGATGTTGTTGTCAAGAAAACATTAGCTATAAAAAATTAAATAAGGTGGTGGAATTTATTTTGAATTATATTGATGAAATTAAGAATTATATTCCCAAAGACGCTCAAGAAATCCAAGACAAAAAAGTTATTTTAAACTGTATAGAGCTGTTTCCGCAAAATATTTTGCTGAGGGATAACGAAATTGCACATATAACTAGTTCGGGATTTATATTAAACAAGTCTCTAAGTAAAGTATTAATGATACATCATAATATTAGAAATACATGGGCATGGACTGGCGGACATGCCGACGGAGATGCCGATTTATTAACGGTTGCAACCCGAGAGGCTCTTGAAGAAACAGGCGTTAACGTAATTCCAATTTCTACAAGCATTGCTTCCATTGACATTTTAACAGTTACACGTCATTTTAAGAATAAAACGTACATAAATGCTCATCTCCATCTCTCAATAGCATATCTGTTTACTGCAAATGAAGAAGATTCTTTAGTCGTAAATCCAGATGAAAATAGTGGAGTTGAGTGGTTTTCGATTGAAAAAATAAATGAAGAATTATTTACAGACCGAGATGTATATCTCTATTCAAAACTCATAAACAGAGCTAAAACATGGTTGGGGTAATTTTGAAGCTGTCAATTATGTTTATAATATAGATAGGGTTTTAATGTTGGAAGCTTTTATCTTTATTAATTAGACATCGAAAAATAAGAGTTGTCATGTTATAATCAGTACAGCCAATTTATTAAAAAAGAAAGGTTGAGAGCTGGAATTATTGAAAATGTACTTTGACGCCAAGGGAGTACTAGGTTCTATGGTCATCATTATCACAGCAACAAGGCATTGTGAGATGGTTGTGAAGATTGGAAAGCAATAAGACGTACTAATACCAATGGATTGGGCGGCTTTAACCCATTGAATGTATAGATGACATTCAATGGGTTTTCTATTCATGGGAACATAGACCGCTAACTGATTTTTGGAGCATTGGGAAAGGATATGCCAAAAAGCTTGAGGGTCAAGGACTTTTCACTATGGGAGATATAGCAGATTGACAGATATGAAATATATGGTATTAATTTTTTACGAAGGATGATAGAAATAGCAAAAGATAACATGCCTTTAGCTAGTTTGATTCAATATGATTTTTCAAAAGGGCTATTGTTATGAATGACGGCACATTGATATCTATTGATGAGATAATCAACATAGATGGAGAAATATTTGAGAAATAGGCACATGTTCCTTGGGAGTATGGAGCCATTTTTTATAGTTTTGATAGTTCTAAGCTGTATTTACACAAATAATTAGGAGGTAAAGTATAGGGTGGGTTAATTGAGCTAAGTACCTGACTATCCTTAATGCTTGTCAACCCCATTAACAACTGCATATATTAAATTGTATTTTGTTTATATAATCAAAAGACTGAAAATACGAACCTTAATGTAGCTCGCCATTTTATTTTGCAAATTTTCTCACGATATTTTGCAAAATTTAGCACCTTATAATTTCAATTATTATTTTATCATATGAATAGTAAATATTGAAATAATTTTAAGTTAATCTTTCTTTAAAATAAACATTTTAAAAGAGTCTTTAAAGTTATTTAAAAACCCTTTTAAAGTGTTTATTTAATTGATTCTGTGTTTATGCAGCTACATACTTTTCATATGCAATCTGTAATTGTTTTTCATCTATGGTTACGTAAATTTCTGTAGTAGCAATTGACTCATGTCCTAATAAATTTTGAATAGTACTCATATCCATTCCTCTTGCTTTTGCATGTGAAGCAAATGTGTGTCTTAATTTGTGAGGAGTAACTTTTACTCCAGCATTATCGGATATTCTCCGAAAAATCTTTTCTATACCAGATTTTCCAAGCTTTTTGTTACTTCCTTTTTCGGAAATAAATAAAATATCATAGTTATCAGATCTTTCTTGAATATATTCCTGTAATAGTAATTTGCATTTAACAGAAAAATAAACTCTACGTTCCTTGTTACCTTTTCCTAATACAATTAAGGAATTATTGTTCCAGTTGAGTTCAGATATTTTAACATTTAATACTTCTGACAATCTACATCCTGTGCTTACAAAGAACTCTACTATTGTTTTTTCTCGTAATGTTTCACAATTATTCCTTACGATTTCTAATTCTTCAGCAGAAAGTGGCTTTCTTAAAGTTTTCTTATTAACTTTTAGATTTTTAAGCCTTAGAGTAGGGTCCTTTTCAATAATTTCTTCTTTAACTAAAGTTCCAAAGAATGTCCTTAACACGCTTATTTTATTGTTAACAGTGGTATTTTCATATTTATATTCTTGCTTGGTTGTTGCAAGATAGCCTCTTAAATCATTGATAGCAATTTGTGAAACGGGCTTATGTATATACCTGCTAAACATATTTAATTCATATAAATAAGATTTTAATGATTCCTCTGAAAGTCCTTCCATCCTTTTTAGCCCTATGAAAAAGAATATTTTTTCTTGTAAGTCTGAAATCATTAATGATGTTTCAGTAGACACTAAGATGTAAGGTTCTAAATTACGGTCAAGTACCTCTTTAACCTCCAAATTGTTAATTTCATAAAGTTCCTGTAATTCACTAAGAATTTTAATGATAACCAACTCTTTGCTTTCTTCCATATGAACACCCTCCTGTAAGTGTTATTTGTATTTTTTCCTGATAAATAAATAGAGTAGGCTCGTGTCAGGAAACACTTTAAGTTGAGTGATCAGCTCAACTTTTACCTACTCTTATTATACCATATCATAGAGAAAGTGTAAAGTCAATTCGAACATAAATTCGATTTACTTTCTGTCGTATAATCGTTTAATTCTACAATATAAAACAGCAGCTTGCTCTCTTGTAAGAGGTTGTTCTGGCTTAAATGTTCCATCAGGATATCCAGAGAAAACTCCATCCTCAACAGCTTCTTTAACATCTTTTTCTGACCATCTGCCTTCAATGTCTTTCATTTTCTTTTGTTCCTCCTGAATACTTTTTATAAATATTGACCAGTGGGGAAGAATGAGCCTTGGACAATACTTTCCACTCCAATGCTGATGTGGTTTTACTTTATCTGTTACAGAAAAATTCATTGTCTCTGCAAGTGCCGCAATGAATTTTATTGCTGTTTCTTCAGCTCCATCAACTTCGCATATTTCTATACCAATTGATTTTCGGTTACCTATTCCTTCTGGACCATCTCCTGCATGCCAACCTGACTCAGATATTGGAAGTTGTTGAATAACTACATTCTTTCCAATAGTAAAATGCCAGCTTTTATATCCATTTTGGTTACGTACATAGCTTGATAATCTTTCTGCAGATGCGCCTGGGTCAGCAGTATTATGTACCGTTGTAAACTCTGGATTCATTTTATATCCAGGGCGAGCAAATATATTTGTTGTAGGTATTAGTTCAATCTTAAAATTAATACCTTCTATATTGAAATTTGTTATTAATCCATTTTGAATTTGAAACATTATTTCACCTTCTTTCAAATAAGAAATAAGAGCCTGAAGGCTCTTATTTCTTAGAATAACCTTGGAATTTCTCCAGCATCTTCAAGAGCCTTAATATCTTCAGCAAGCTCTTCATGATTAAGCTCTTCGCAACCAGTGAAATTGTAATAGTAAGCTTCATTAGCAAGCTCTTCAGGAGCCTTGTCCTTATTTCTGTTATGAGCTATAAGCATATCAGTTGCTACACCCATATCTACTTCTTTTTCTCTGCTAAGAATTCTAATCTCCTGATCATATTTTTCTCTAAATTCTTTCTTTGTCATTTTTAATGACCTCCTATTATTTTTTTGTATTTAAAAAGAGCTATTAAACAATGTTTAAAGCTCCTTTAAACCCTTATTAATTGATTTGTAATTATCGCATGTTTTTCCATCTTTATCTGTTGTTATAGCCCAGTGATTTGTTTCGCATGGTTCGAGATTCATACATTTAAAGCAATGTAAAAACGCTCTTAAGGCATCCTTACCTGATAATAATTCTTCTGATTTATCTATCATTCAATTATAACCCAGTCTTCCGCTAACATATCAGCCTGTGATGCAAGCCAAGGAACAAACTTGTTGTCTGCTGTCTTCATACCTATCCAAGGCAATACATTATCTTCACTCGACCAAATAGCAAAGTTATCTTTTTCTCCAAAATCTATTCTATATTTATTAGGTCTTACGATTAACAAAAACATGTTTTTGTCATTCCAACCTTTACGAGCAACCTTATGACCCTTTTTCAAAGCTTCAATAGCAAGTCCAAATGTCAAGCTATCAATTTTTCTATATGCTTGTTCAAAGGCTTCCTTTGGAGACCAGCTTTCATAATTATTGTCATATCTTATCAAATATCCAGGTTCGTTTCCTTTTTTGATTTTTCTTTGTAAATGTTCTTCTGCGGAAATTAACGACATTTTTTCCGCTTCAATAATTTTAACTCCTAAATATTTTTGCATACCTTTCTCCTTTCTAGGACTCTAAACTTTGATTTTGCTGCCTAGTTTAAAATTTGAATTATCGTTTTGTTCCCTAACTTTTAGTTGTCCAAATTTTTCTTTTGTTGCCTATGCTAAGTTCAACATCGCTGTTAATTCGTCATAATTTTCTTGTGTAATTCTATTGTTTAATAAAAATACGTCAAGCTTAATTTGCATTTCCTCTTTCGTTCCGTACGTTCCGTTTGCTATTACTTTTTTACAATAAATGTAAGTCATTTTATTTCTCCTTTTCTATTTTTATAATTTTTATATTCCTAATTCAATCATTGATAATCTGAAATCCAAGTCAATTAAATAATCATCAGTTGTTGGAATTGGAATCGTGATTTGCTCTGGTGGTCTTTCTATAGGCAAAATATCAACTATTTTTTCGTTATCAATAACCAATTCCATGTAAGGTGCATGTAATTTAATCTTTTCTATTAATTCTTTATTCCCTTCATTTTTTTCATCAATAACATAATTATTTTCATTGTACCAATCCAAATTAGGAAATAATGAATTGGTTTCAAATGTCTTATTACTTCTTATAATCATGAGCCCCTCCTATTTAAAAGCAATATAGTTGAAAACTATATTAGCAAGGTTACCGCCAGGTTTTCCATTTATTACAGTGAACCCATTAGAAGATAATTTCGTACCAGTAGACCTACTTACTGTACCGTTATTATCAACGCTTATTGCTTGATAATCATTTGTTATAATTGTAGTATATCTACGTTCTGGATAAGTGATATCTCCTGAATCAAGTATAACTATGCTTGGTTTAAAGCCAAGATTTATCTCTCTTGTAGTTCCATCTCCTGTATAAGAACCTGTAATGACCTTTGAGTTTATTAAATCATTCAACACCTTCCCTTGATACGCACTTAAAGCTGTACCATCAACATGACTTGACTGTGTTAAACCATTTATTGTTTTCACATGACCATAATTATTAGTCGAACCTAACCCATAAGTAGTTCCTGTACTGGCGTGACTGTTAGGTGCTTTATTAGCATTTAAGTTTTTACCTTGTTCAGCACTTAAAGCAGATGTTGTGCCTCCAGTTGTCAAATCATTTACTACAGTTACAGGGGCAGGGATTTGAGCTTCCAAAGAGTTAATTTGTGCCGTAAAATCAAACCCTACTACTGTCCACATTCCTGCATAATCAGCTACAACTTCAACGCATTTGCCAGGATATATTGTTATGCCTGTACCTGTTGCTATAGTATCTGTCCCAGAAGGTACAATACTAACAACACCTGCACCAATATTGCTTATTCTGCATCTGAATCCTAGACCTAAGGTAGCAATAGCGGTTAAGGTTATAGTTGTGTCACCTGTTACAGTAATGTTTTTATCTAAATCACCTGCTACAATTGTATATGCAGCATTCTTTGAAGATAAAGCTCTTAACTTATTAGTTTTATTATTTCCTAATGAAATAATACTATCTGCATTTCCTTTTACAGTTTCTGTTGTTCTTCCTATACCTGCAAGGTTATCAACCTCTTCCTTGCTTGCAAGGATAACCCCTTCAGTGCTTATAACAACATCTACTTCGGATGATATTGATAATGCAGCTTTAAGCATTTTTTCATATCTTACATCTCCATCGGGAGCTATATATTCCGCATCCGCTCCGGCATTGTCATATGCGTATAATATTTCTTGTGCGCCATCCATTGCGAATATGCCCCACTCCCTGAAGTAGAACCCTGCCAATAAACCTTCATTTGAAAAATATCCATCAACGTTTGTAAATTGGTCCTTAGCATTCTTTGTTCTCAAAGGGACGGACTGCTTTTGGGATACAAGGTTTGTTAAAGTTGAAAATGAACCTGCATATGCTCCGTCGCCAATTCCAAATCTAGTTATATTTAATTGAGCAATTAACCCAGCTTGTACTTTTGCAAGTAAATTTCTACCTGCATTTGTAAGTATAAAACCTCCCCAAGCCATTTTAAACCACCTGCCTATTTAAAATTATTCCACCGTCTACTTTAGCAATTCCAACTTTTATTTCTCCAACCGTAGGAGTTAAAAATATTAGATTTGCTTTAGATGATGCTTGTTTTACCTTATTTATTTCTTCGTTTATTACATTCAATTCATTTATGCTACTTAAATAACTGCCACTTAAATATAAATTAAATTCAGCCCATCTTGTTTCATCAGTTAGATAGAGAGGAACTAAAGTAGATTCATCATATCCAAGACTGGAAGCTGCTAGAAGTATTCCTGGTATACTACCTGCTTGTTTTGCAATTTCCATTTTCATTAATAATCTCAGTCTAAAATTTTCAATTGTTTCGCCTTTTAATCTAAACATATTTCGGTCATTACCTAACAAAATAAGAAAGTCTTCAGGTGCTGAAATTATCAAACTTGCTTCTCTTACTATAAAAAAATATTCTTTAATTTTATCAAAATATTTACCAAGAACCTTAAATAGCAAGTACCATTGATTAATTTCTTTTGTTATTTTTTTAAAGGGAGCGTGAAGCAAATAATACATGTAATCACAATACTTTTCAAATCTGCTCATGATTTAAGTCCTTTCTATTGCTACAGTTACAACCCCTTGAGTAACTATCTGTCCTTTTGGAAGTATTACATCTGCAACAGGGGAGAGTACTTGTACATTTTTTAATATACTTATATCTTTCTTAAGTACATATATTAACTCAGATATATACAATTCATTAGGAGCGTTTAATCTTTTTGAAGCAAATAAATTGCTTATAGATGATGTTGCTTTATCTATAAGACCTTCATCTGAAGCAATAGATGATATTACCAAATTTACGCTTATATCTGTTATAACAGCAGTAGCTGATTTTACTAACAAATTATCGTAAGGTCCCTTAATAGCTTCACATGCTTCGGTTACCTGTTGTATTAGAGCTTCAGTCGCCTGTCCTGTAGGTGATATTATACTTATATCTATCGTTCCTTGACCTCTTGGATGTTGATCATCTACCTCTGCCACCAGTACTCCAGTTATACCTTCAGCTATGTTTTTATATTTATCACGAATAGGTGTAACTGCTAATTCTGCCCAACTATTTTTTGTTCTTTGTCGGAGGCTTTCATCACTTTCTTCATCGGATCCTTCTTTTGTAATCCAATTAACATTATTAGTTATTGTCTCAACACCTTCAATATGAATCAATGATTTTGTTATCTGTCCGGATGGAACATTATATATAGAGCCTGGTTCCTCAGCTTCTACCAAAATTTCAATAGATGTTTCTGTACTTAACATTACCTTATCTTCTTGATTTATATAGCTTAATTCTAATCCTGCGCTATCAGGAGCGGTTTTAAAAACATATCCTTTTGGAATTGTTATTTGTTCTCCTGCTGCTAATCTACTCAAAGTTAAATTACCTTGCGTTTTTTCTGCCAGTTTTCTTACTTTTGTATAATCAGCAGCTTTAAGATCTAACCATTCATTTTCTGCACCATCAAGAGTACTATTTTTCAATACATTTCTAGCTAATTTCAATAGCTCTACATATATTTTTATGAATATTCTTAGTATTGTTTTAAAAACTCCGCCACTTTGAAAATTGTTTATTTTAAACCCTTCAGAGGCTAAGTCGATTTTTATTTCTTCCTCCAAATTATCTTCATCCGGAACAGGAATAATTTTATCAAGCAAATCGTCCATGAGCTATATCACCTCCGCTTTTACTCTATCTAAATTTACTTCTAAGCTTAATTCATCATCGTTTGATAATTTGAATCTTATTTTAAAAATAATCATATCTAAATTTTCAGTAATTCCAATGTTTATTGATTGCTGGTCAATCTCCGTATGTTTCTTTAATTTCTCTTTTATTCTTTGTTGAACTTCTAAAATCATTAAATCATCAATTTCTCTATGTAAAAAATCTAATAAGCTCCATCCATACTCTTTATCGTAAAAGCAATCACCTTCAGATGTCTTAGCTTCCAGTTTTATATCTTGAAGCAGCTGATCATTATCAAATACTAACATAGCATTTTTATTAGCAGCTATAGCAATTTCTCCATTATTATCAACTAAAATATCTATCATGTTTTCACCTTCTTTAGTATTCGATATACTTGTCCGTAGAGAATTCCAACAATAACAATATCCCCAACGTTATACATTATTTCATCAGGAATATTTGGAACAACAGGATAATTAATATCCGGTTCTTTGCTTTGATCTAATATCTTTAAGCTGTATAAATAAGTGCTACCCGATGCCTTTTTAGATACTATACTAGCAAATTTTATTTGTCCTTCAGGCGAATTATCCTTCAGGTATTCCTTTATTGATTTTATGATTATATTTTTCAATTTATTTTCAGACATAAATTAAACTCCTTGTATAACCATTTTGAAATTTATGCTTTATTTTTTTTACTTCCATTTGTCCTGTAATCTTTGGATGCTCAATATTAATGATATCGGAATGCCTTACAAAAGGGGATGCAACAGTTTCTAATATCCAGCCATTTTCATAATTTAAACTAATAATATTTTCTTTATACTTAAAATTATAAATTTTCTCATTAGTTGTTTTAGAACCCCAATAAAACATTCTTTCTTTAAAGTAAAACTTATAGTCTATTTTCCAGTATTTATTTAACAATTTTAGTATATCAACACAGTTTTGTTTAACTATAGGTAAAGCAGGGCGTACAATAAAATTATCTCCTGATATATTTTTAGCTGTTATTCCTGCTTTGTTTAAACAATAGTTTATGACTTCTTGAGGTACACAATTTATAAATGTATTTGTAACATAAGTTTTTTCAAGTTTTGCCATATCATCATTGCAATTAACAATATTTGATTCTATGTTTTTAATTTTTCCTGAAAAAACATTGAAATATTGCCCTTCATATCCAATTTCAATATCTACCAAATCGTCTTTATTAAGGCTCATTTGTTTAAGTAAATTTTCTGTTATTATAATTTTAGCAAAATCGGAATAACTCTTCTGGCTTGAAGTTATTTCTGCTTCAGTTCCGCCATTAAGTTCATATGAACTTAATTTAATTCTTATAAGAGGATTGAACAAATTCATTGTTATATCACCTCATCATTTCAAGTTCTTTTTTATATTGCATAGCAAGTTTTCTATCATCAACACTTGGTGATGCAGTCGATTTGTCGCTTATTTTAGGTGCAGTACCACGATTATTATCTAAATAATTTTGATAATTTTCATTTAAATTAGTACTTGATGATGTTGTAGCTGGTGTTGATGCTGCTTGTGTAGTAGATGTTGTGCTTTGTGCAGTTATCGATATAGGAATGTACTCAAAAAACTCAAGGTTAACTATTAAGTTAAATTCCTTTCCTGCGCCTTCTTTTGATGTTACTTTTTTTAGCACAATCAAATTTATATCTCGTGCATTTATATGTTCATTAACTATGTAGTAAGCGTACGGAGTTGGTATGTTAGGCTTTCTAAATATTCTTTGTATTTTATTAAGTTTTTGAAGTACTTCATTTTTAGAATTGCCTCTAAGCTCAAGGTCAATATAAACTTTTGCATCAGCATACCCAGTCACTTGCTTAGGTTTATCAGTTCTACCTTCAATTTCAACATCTTCATATAGTACCTCCGCATCTACTTCAATAGATTTAAGGAGACCAGGTAAAACCCAGCCTCCTACCATTACGGAATTGTCATCAATAAATATCATGTGAATCCCTCCGTTTTTATGCTGTAACTAAATCGTCATCATCAGGAATTGAATTATCAATATCGTCTAAATCTTCAAGTAATCTTTTCATTAGAGTGATGTCTTTTAAATCTTTGATGTCAAAATGATATTCAACCTTTTGGACTATTATTTTTTTATCATTGCCTTTTATAGTTGTTTTGTCAATCGTGTTGCTGTCTGAATTATTTGTAAACTCCCTGAACACCTGTAGTAAACTGTTTGATTTTTTAGGTGATATATTGTTGTTATCAGCATCAGTATTTTTACCAAAATTCATTGCACTTTCAAATGTCTTTTGAGGTACATTTTTTGTTGCATTCATACCGACATTAATAGTTTCAAATATTTTCTTACCACTTAATGTTAATTTACTTAATGGTCCGGTTTTAGCATCTGAAAATGGCAGCATGTTTCTTATTTTTCCTAAACCTTCTTTTACCAGCTCAGCAGGTTTATTAATAACACTTTTAATTCCAGATGTAAGAGTAGTCAGTATTTTAGCTCCTGATTCTTTAACTGAAGGTAAAAAGTTTGTTATTGCATTGTTGAATCCTGTTTGAATATTTGTCCATGTTTCAGTAAAAAAGCCGCCTACAGATGCAAGCTTTTCTTTCATCCAGTCTAGTCCCGAATTAAATCCTGCTATAGCTCCATTCCAAACACCATTTAAAAACTGTGCAACCCTATCCCAGTTTTTATACAATAAATATAACCCTGCAATCAAGGCTATAACCCCTATAACTATCCAGGTGATAGGATTTGCTAAAAGTGCAGCTGTAAAGCTCCATACAGAACCTATTAAACCAGGTATAAATTTCAGCACTGAAAGTATAGCACCGCCAAAGGATTGTAATTTCAAACCAACCAATCCGATTGCAGTTGGTAAATATTGAAGATTAGATGTAAGGAATTTGATTACACCAGCTCCAGCTTTAAGAGCGCCAAATGTTTGAATTCCTATAATTCCCATACTACCTATGCCCATAACCGCTAATCCACTAATAGACATTAATATACCTAGCGCAAGTATTATTTTCATTATAGTTCCGGCTAGTTCTTGATTGTTTTGTGCCCAGGTTCCTACTCTTCCTAATAGCTGTCCAGCACTATTCAAGACATCCATAACTGTAGGGGAGAGCGCATTGCCTAAAGTTTCAGATATGTTACTTATCTGCTGCCGGACTATGTCCATCTTGCTTGGGTCAGTGCTATTTATTTTATTTGCCATTTCTGTTGCCGTTCCTATGCCTTGTCCCATGCTGTCATACAGCAATAATATGTTGCTTTGCAAATCTCCAGTTTTACCATACAATAAATCTATTAGCTTTATTGCTTCCTCAGTTCCAAAAGCTTTGGATATTTTCATTTTCTCAGCTGCATCCAATGTTTCTCCAAACTGCCCTCGTAAAATTCCTAATATTTCTGGCATGCTTAAAAGATTATTGTTTGTATCCAAGAAAGATAATCCTAATTCTTCACCGGCTTTGGCAGCACTTCTTAAGAATGCACTATATTTAGTTCCAGATTCAGAGCCACTCATTGTCGCCTGTAGCATACCCAATATAGCAAATTGCTCTTCCATAGGTACATTTGCATTTGTAGCCGATGCACCTAATGTTTGTATAGCTTGTGCCATTTTAGTTCCATCAGATTTGAATGCTTGTACTGATTTTGCAATACCGGCAGAGAACATTTCACCAAACTCAATATCACTTAAATTGCTATAATAATCTTTATATACTCCATAACCTGTTGCAAATAAATCCGTCATCTGATTTACTGTTGATTTTGTAGCTAATGCTGTTATACCTGCAAACTCTGTATATTTAGCTATGCCTTCATCTGATAAACTTTCAATACCTGATTTTATGTCGTATGCTGCTGACAAGAAGTTAGGTTTCGTTACTCCTGCCCATGTATTTGAAAAGTTTGTTGCTGCATTTTCAAGTAACTCTAAATCTTCAATTCCGACTGAACTTAATTCACCGATTGCTCTTTTACTTTCCATTGTCGCATTAACTGGTTGTAATACTGCGGTTGTTATACTTGCACCTACACCAGCAAGTGCAGCTCCGCCCCTTATCATATTTTGCGATGCTGTTTGCATTCTATCAAGGCTGCTTATTGTAGAGTCAACTTCTTTTCTGACATTTATTATTGGTCTACTCAAATTATCAATCATATTAACTATTACTGATAATTTAAATATACTTTCCATTCCGCTGCTCACTTTTAACCTCCTTCCTATAATAATTATGAAATATTTTTATTCCTCAAAAAGCTTGCTAATTGCTCTAATAAATATACTTTCTTCTAACTCCTGCACGTATTTTGCAATAGCTAATTGTTTCATAAAATCATCTAAATCATCTGTATTTTTTTTTAGCTCTTCCGGAACATATTTTGATATCTCAATAGCACCCGATTCAAAGATATTTGATTTGATGCTATTGAGATTGTCCGTTAGAGCTTTTTGAAATTTACATCTTTAGCAAGTCCAAGAATGAATAACAGTTTTTCTGACAAACTCAAAGCTGCTGCTGGATATTCCTCTAATAATTCATTAACTTCATTCTGCTGTTCAACTACTACATTGTCATTTATAAGAACTTTTGAAGCATGTAGTGTTTCTATTCCGGCCTTTTTTATATATCTGTCAAGACTTGATGTTTTTGGCTTAACAAAATAGAATGTTTTTTCAATCGTTACATCTTCATCAGGAGTGATTGTTATATCAATTTTATAGACCTTTCCGTATGTTTTAATTAGATTTTCTTTTGAGACCACTAAATTTTGATTATCATGGTTCATTACTTCCATTTCGCTCATATTAATTTCCTCCGTTTTTGCAATTTATATTGAATATTTTTATATAGCAGATAGCCCGTCACGAACAATTTCGCCATATATTAACAAGTCTACATCAACCTTTAAATTTTTGTCGCCCTGAGTCCCTTTATGGCTAGTTTTTGTAATAGTAACTTTATTTAAAACATCTGTCTTGGTTTTTTGATAATCATGTGCATAAGCAACTATTATTTTTGATATGTCTGTTTTGTAAAGTGGTGTGCTTTTTTTCTTGCAATAACTTACAAGCTCATCAAAATCCTCTTTAAGCATAGTCATTTTTGCAGTTGCTTTATAATTTCCTTTGCCATATCCTCGTTGCTCAACGCCCATGCCATATACAGGTTCTTTTTCTAATTCATCGTCATAATTTATGTCTTGTGCTTGAAACGTCATCCCTGGCATGTTGATTGATATACTAGACCAATCATATGCCTGTCCATTTATAATGCCCATACGTTATACCTCCTATGCGTTTGGATTTTCAATACCGATATCAATTTTAAATTCTCTTGAAATGCCTTTAGGTATGAATTTTATAGTTAGATTTATAGTCTCGGTTGCTAATATATCCTGTCCTTCAGGTATTATTATTCTTCCTGAACTTATTTCTTTAGTGTCTTTTGCAGCTATATCTAAAGGTGTTGAAACAATTTCAGCTATTACTGTTAAACTCGTTTCTTGATCACTCAAGTCTATTTCTTTTTGAAGCTCAGAAAGAGCAGCGATTCTTACTTGTTTAACAAGTTTAATCATAGTCCTCACGTATTCTGCATATTGATAGTCACTCCCGTCAGGAGCCATCATACGTGCTTGATTAACATAATAACCTTCTATTCCGCTATACTGTCTTACTGTTAAGAATTTAGCCGCATCTAATGTATCAATATGGTTTTCAATTCCTTCAGGTAAAAGTTTTGTAATACCTTGTATTGCAAAACTTTGAACTTCACCGATTGATTGACTTACCCTAGCTCTTGAATATAACCCACATGCTACAGATGCAAAATTTATATCATTAACAGTACCATCCATTCTAGTAAATTCAACTCTCGCAGAAACTACCTGTATAAGATAATTTGCAATTCCTTCTCTTTCAGTCAAGAGAGCTTGTACATACGCATCTAAGCTTAAATCAGTATCTGCCATATTTCTTGTTTCTGAAATAAAGAATAATGGCCTTTTAACTGTGTTAAAAAAGTTATTCGCTTCAACTCCTAGCGATGTCCATAATGCTTTATTGCCAGGTCCAACTATATGTACTAATTCAAAATCTATATTTGCAACTTTAATTTTTGCCAAAGCATCTAATATACCCTGAGTCGATATTGCAGGTGCTGTTGTTTTAAATGTAAATTTATCTCCAGATGCGAAAGTTTGTTCTAATGGTGCTGTAAAAGTTATTGTAATTCCTGTATCAGGTATAACATAAGCACCGCCTAAAGGTACGGTCAATTCATTACTAAAGGTAGTTCCATTATTTATGGAATATTTAAATGTAGCTGCATTTAAACCGCCTTCCTTTAATATTTCAACCACTACGGCAAAAGCATTGTTTGGAGTTCCTGATGCTTCCATAGTTCCTGTGCCTGTTTTAGTACTAGTTACTTCACCTATTGTTCCTGGTGTAGTTGGATTTACAGGATAACAATATATTAGATTGCTTCCACTTGAAACACTATCCATAGCCGCATCAGCTAAAGGACAATTACCTAATAATTCTCTTATTTTTTTATAATCCATGCTGCCGGTGATTGTTATATATCCGCTTGTTACTATAGGCGAAGCTCCTATTTTTATATGGATGCCATCTCCAACATTTACAACAGAGCCAATACCGCCATCGGTTACGCTAATATTAACATCTCTCATGTTCGTACTTACCTCCTACTTTTTATTATTTTAATGGAGCGTTTAAAAATTCCTTAACAGCTTTATTCATTTCTGTTTGAGTTATTTTTTTGCCTTTAACCCAGCCTCTTGAAGCTAAAACGCCATAAAATACCGAATCGCTTATATTTAATTTTACTTTAAGCTCTTCAATATCTACCAATGTTTCTTCATTTTTTAAAGTCTGTGTAACTTCTTTTTTCTTATTTTCTTCACTCATTACTTTCAACCTCCGCAGTTACATTATCAATATTAATTAATTTAAATCCAGTATCTTCAAATATACCACCTTCAAATTTAAATAACATTTGTACAGTCACTTTACTTTTTAGTATACTGTCCTCTTCATCAACCCAGTCTATTTCTTCGATGCTCATATCTATCCAGTTGCCATCAGCATATAAACCTTTATCCAGTATGTTTATGAAATTTTCATAAATAGTGGCGCAAGTGTCTAAACTATATTCGCCGATAATTACAATGAAAAAAATGTTTCTTGTAAACTTCTCATTTCTTTTCTTTTTTTCTAAAGTGACTTCATCTATATAAATCTTTATTTTGCCTGACTTTTCAATTTCTTCTTTATCGATTAAAACAGCAGCCGTATGTTGTTCACTATTAGCTTTTAATTTTTTTTGTTCAGTAAAAATATTAGTTTTAACTCCAGCTGCTTTTAATTTATCTTGAAGGTAATCTCTGCATTCAATTATCATTCGTCTTCACCTACTAACTCTAAGAGTGTAGCCCTGATTTCTTCTATGTCAGCTTCATTTATACCTAAGAAAGGTCTTGCTGGTATGCTTACTTTCAAGCTTGGTATGAATACCTTTTTAACAAAAATATCTTTGCCGCCTACATTAAATTTTAAAGACTTTTTATTTTTGGCTCTTATTGTTATAGGTCCAAGTTCTCGGCTTTTATCTCCAAATTGATGTGTGGCTGCATAAATAACATTAGTACCAACTGCAAAGCCTTTTTTACCAACTTTACTGTTAATGCTACGGCTTAATCTTCCTGTATCTGTTAATACTTTTTCTCTTTTTGTGCTGGTTGCTGTCCTTTTACTAGGTTTCCACTTAGTCCCTTCAGGAGATGTTTCATTTTTAAACCTATCCTTAGTTGATGTTCTTATTGCTTCAGCAAGAGCTATATTCACTCCACGCATATCAAGATTTTCATACTTTGTTAGCCTTTTATATAATTTTCTTATATCACCATCAATTCTGATACCTGCCATTTTACATACCTTTTAAACTATCCCTTCCAAATATTTTTTTATTCGAAGTAATATTAAATCCTATAGCAGCTTTCTGTCCCGGAGAACTTAGTCCCGGAATGTCAGCCTTGCCTGAAGCTACATTTTCAAGATATTTTATTGCATTTTTATATCTAGATAAATAGTTTAATTCCCTTGTTTTTTCATCAATTCCTGAACGGCTAAAAGCATTATATACAGCAATGTCCTTGCTTAATTTATTTATGATGCTTGGTACAGAGGATAGGGGAGTAGGATATCTTTTTGAAAGATATCCGTCTATTTCTGCATCAGCATCATCTATAGAATCTTGTACAATTTTAGAAATTTTTTCAGCCTTCAGGATTTCATCTTCAATAAAACCTAAGCCAATTAATTCATTTAAAGCATCTGGTTTTATCATGTCTGTTACTTCCTGAACTGTGCTATACATATTCTATTCACATCCTATTATGCAGCAGGTTTATCTTGTGTTCCGTTAGAACCATATGCAAGCTGCCATAATCCATAACCTGCATTATCTCTTGAATCAACACCATAAATAAACTCTTTGTTGAAAAATACATTATCATCATTGATGTTGTCTTTTGCAACAAATTGTGGTTTCTGCCTTTGCTGAAATATGAGTGGTTTAACAGGTTTTGTTGTATCCAACAAGAACCACTTCGTAGGATGTCCTGACAATTCACTTGCTACCAATAGCTCTGCACTGTTTTTGTATATATTTGTAGTTGCATCCACTTGTTCAGCAAACAATATTTTTCTTGCCATTCCTTCAAGCTGCGGAGGAACCACAAGTAAGTTTGGAACTATGTTCATTGGGTTCCCTTGTTCATCTTTTAAACTCATCAGAGCTGCTCTCGCATCACCATAAGTTTCAGGAGTTAATTTATATGTTGAACTGTTGCTCTGAATTCCGCTCTTACCTTCTTTGTGGTCAGTAGCAAAAAAGCTTTTTCCATCATAGCATTTGTTTGCAAATCCATTAGGAAGCAAAGGCAATACTATTTCATCAGGATGCATGGCAGCTGATTGTCCCATGCTTTGAACTATAGGATTATATATTCCAATAGTGTCATCCTCAACATCTTCCTTGTCCAATGCTATTGTAGCTTCATAAGGTTTATTCTTAATCTGGTAATCAAATGCACCCAAATTTTGAATTTGTCTTTCACCAATCCATTCCCTCATACGTGGAATTTTTCCAAGCCATTTATAGCTTTCAGTCTTGGTACTTGATGGTACCACTGTTGCAATTTTCTCAAAAATAGGTTTTGACTCTGTGAATGCTTTGTTGAATATAGTTTTAAATCCAACAAAAATTTGTTGTAATGCTGCTTGATTAATTATCATGTTATTTATTCCTCCTGGTTTCTAAAATTTTTTATAATATTTCTACCCAAACACCTTCAGGTGTTATCTCTATTACTTTTCCGGCTTTAGATTTTGTACCTGCACCATCTGTAGCTGCTACCGTTTGATCATCTTCAATATAGCAATCTTTTAAAACGTCAGCTTGATCAATTGCATCTGTAGCACTGTTGTTAAACAAAAAACATCCTCTTCTGATTTTCACATTAATATTGCCAGCTAATCCGTTAGTATTATCTGCATACGAATCAGCTCTTCCTGCTGCTACTAATCCTACAGCAGTAGTTCCCATCTCAGCATAACCTGCATTTAAAACAACTAAGCCACCTTCATAAATAACCTTTCCAGCTCCCACAGGTAATTCAATAACATCTCCTGGTCGTCTTGCTGTGTCTCTTCCTTCAGTTAATGGCATTATTTTTCACCTCCGTATTTTTTAACATCTTCATCTGAAATTCCAAGCATTTTATTTACGCTCAACTCCAAATCTTTATCAACTTTCACTGGATCTTTATTGATTTTCATTTCTTTTAAATCAATAACAACCGGAGCGTTTTTTAAAAACTCTTTAAATCCTTCAGGATCCTTAAGAGCAATTTGTTCTGCCCAAGCTTTTTGTGCCGGAGTTATTTTACCGTCAGATAAAGCAAGTTCAACTAAATCTCCGCTTTCTTTTTTCTGAATAGATTCCTTAAGCGCTAAAAAATCAGCAGCGCTTACATAACCGGCTGGATTTTTCAGAGATATTATTTTACCTTTAACCTCTGTTACCGTAGCATTATCCTTTAATTCCAACGCTTCAAGTACTTCTTTGCAAGCTACCGTATTATTTTCTGCTTTCATTGCATTTAATGATTTGATAGCCTCAATTATTTGTTCCTCTGTTGCATCTTCGCCTAGCCCTAGAGCCAAAGCAATTTGTTTTAAATCCATTTCATTACCTCCAAATTTTGTATTTAAACTATTTACAATTGCCTCCATGCCGTCAATAGCAGGAGTATTAGTTAAACCAATAGAGTGAAGCTGAACTGCTCTCCCATCGGTTTTACGTCTTGCTATTACAGGACTTAAATACCTGTACTCCTTACTTTTTAGATATTCTTTTGCTTTATCTGTCCATTCCACGATGCCGTATATTCCATCTCCTGGTTTATAACTTAAACTTTTAACCCATCCAGCAGCAGGAGCCTGTACTCCTTCTAGTGTTTGATGCTCATAATCTATAACGACATCTAATTTTCGCTCCTTAAAATATTGTGATATTTCTTTGTAACTTAATTCATCAACTTCAAACGGTCCTTTTCTGCTTTCAACATGACCATAAGGTAGTATTCTTATTTCTTCAGGCACGGAAGAAACATCTACTAAGTTGGATAAAATGTAAATATTTTTCACTTTTGCCACCTCTTGCGTTATTTTTTTCGTTAATAGTGTACAAGCCACCGTTAATCAGCGTTAAACCCGCGTTAATTTTAATTATCTTTTTCAAATAGTCCGATAATTCGATTTGAATATTTTTTTCGTTAAATGGCATAAATAATGCCCCAAATTTAATTTTGACTTTTTTCATTTTTTAATAATTGTTATAAATCATCGTTAGTCGCGTTAGTTTTTGTTATTTTAATTGTATTTGAGCGTTAGTTTGTTTAAAAATCAACTGTTAGACGATTAACGCTTATTTAAATGATTTTCATAAGCTTTTTTTAAAGCTTCAGGATAACCCTTTAAATCTGCTTCAAAAGCTTTTTTTGCAGGATTGTATCCAAAGTTTTTATCAGGATGTATTCGAAATAACTCTCCAGTTTCTTTGTCTACTCCTCTGTCTGGAATTTCTTCCATTACAGATAAACCTCTTTGTTCAACTTGCCTCTTAGAAAGAGTAGTAACTCCGCATCTGCATCTGAAGCCGTTAGGTGGGTAGTAAGTATCCCAAAACGAATGATCCGCAGGATAAACTAATCCATCCATAGCCCTGTGTGATGGTCTTGTCTTTCCATCATTTACAGCATCATACTCCCAGTACGGTCTTAATCTTTTAACTTCAGGGTCAGTCATTGCTGTATAATGCCCTACACTGTAGGCTGTTTGAATATTTGTCCTAAATATATTATCTGCCTGATAAGGTGTTATTCCTTCATAGCCTTTGTTCTCAAGAAAACTATTCATGTTTTTTTGAAAATCTTTTAAAGTTGTCCCATTGTCTATTGCATTTTGCAATTCATTCATAAACTTCTTTATTATTTCTGAATTGTTATATCCGGAAACTATAAAAGCTTTAGTTTTATATTCATCAACTAACTTATAAAACTCTGACTTACTAACAGGAATTTTACCTTTAAAATATTCTTCAGCAGCTTCGAAGCTTAAATCCTTACTTATTACTCCGCTAATTTCTGTCATATTCAATCTTCCTTCCATACATGTCAGCCAAAAACATGGTCTTTTGTAGCAAATCATCCATGTCTTTATTTTCCATCTTAACAAGAAGTTTTTCGAGTTCCTTTGAATCACTTATTATTGATGCAAGTTCCTCCAGAGAATTAACATTACCTATAAGCTCCTTAATTGGTTTATATACTTCTTTGAATAAAGCGCTACTTTTATCTATTGCTACATCAGCGATGCTGTCTATTTCATTCTGATAATCTGCTATTGCATTTTTGTGTGAAATAATTTGTGTATCTTTTAACCCAAAGTCACTAAAACCATTAAATGAAGACTGAGGAACTGTAACTATTTTTTGACCCTCTTCTGGCTTAGGTATTCCGAATTTCTCATATAGATGATCCTCTGCAACAGGCAGTCCTATATCTTTAATTATTGTCCTGTAAGTATTAGCATTCTTTTCTGTATCTTCAGGCTCTTCATAGTTGAATTTAATATATGGAGCTAGGTCAACATATTGGCTTCCAAAATTAAATAAGACTAAAGGTTTTATTAAATCATTCCTTATGGTTCTGGCTAAAGCTTTACAATCTGCTTCAACTAAATCTTTTCTTACTCCGTCATGAACCTGAGCAGCTGCTCGGCTGCCACTATCTCCAATATCCGTGGTTAATGTTTGTCCAAGTATTGCCTTACTCATTTCTTTATTGCAAAAATTTGATAGGCTTTCATAAATGTTTAAGGTTGTTCCTTTGTTGGCTTCTATAAATTCTATAGCTGTCCCTTCAGGTACAATTCCAGCTGCATCACTGCCCAATAACATCAATGCAGTTTGTAGTGCATTCTTATCATCTTCGCTTGCACCTGCATTATATTTACCAAGCCTTAAAGGCATACCGTAAACTTCAGCGAATGCTACCCAGTCTTTAACTGTGTAATTTTTAAATAAATACATCCAGGCTATTACTCTCATTATTCCAGCCTTGCTAGGGTGTCCTGAACGTGCTTTATATCTGTGTATAATAAATTTATTGATAGGAAGCTCTTCACCTTGAGGATTCTCAATTGTCATTACTTTAAATTTATCATTGTTGTCCCAAAAGAATTTCTTTTGCTCTCTGCTTTTAATATCATCAATAACAACCATTCCATTTTTATACTTCCATATTATTTCTGATACAGCAAAGCCTTTACCAATAGCATCAAGTAAGTCAGTGAAAATATCTTCAGTGTCTAAATCAAATATAATATCTGAAATAAACTCAGTAATCTTTTTACTTACTTCATCTTCAGTAGAGTAGGGGAGGACCTCAAAATCAATTCCAGTAACAGCATTCTTTCTAGTTTGCATTTGAGAAAATAAATGAGGATCCTTACCTTCTATTTCCTCGAACAATTCCATCTGTCTAAAAACATCTCCTGCATCAGCTTCTTTTAGTATTTTTGCAAGCTTAACAGGTGTTAGTCCATCAGATGGATATGTAGAGTATTTATCATATATGGCAGGTGCAGCAATTTCTCTCGTTATTGGTCTATTCTTTTTAATTGGTTTTCCGTATGCATCTAAAATCAAAATTCGCACCTCCTAATATGCACCTTTTTTAAATTTCAATCCTCTTTTCAGGATACTTTTATATTCACTTGCACCACCAGATGATATTTTCTTCGCTAATCTTACAGCCATTTCTAATGTATCAGGACCGTCATCATGAGCACTCATCGGATATTCTTTTAACTGCTGCATAAGTAACTTATGTTTAATGTTAAATTTTATATATCCGTTTTTAATATCTGGTTGCAGTGTTTCAATTCTCATTCTTTTATCTGCGATGTTTTGTATTTCTTCAACTGGCAGATACTCTCCGGATTTTGCACTTTCCTTTGCAAGTACATCCTTAAAAAAATGTTGGAACTGTACTGTTTCAACTCCTAATTTTGCATATCCTCTTTGATAATCTCTTTTTAATTTTCTGCTACTTTCGATTGTATCTAGGATGATAATATCTGGATGCCGTCTATCAATACTTGCAATCACAACATACATATAACCGGTTTTTGTATCTTTAGCTAATGCAATGATTGTAGAATAGTCGCTTTTCTTGTTTTTCCCAAGCGAAGGGTCTATTGCACCAACAAATATAAATCTCTTATCTGTAAAATCAATTTCCGCTTCATTGTAGTAATCAAACCACTCATCATTAAATACGCAGGATGCTGGATCAATAGGTTCGTTTTGAAGTTCAGAGTTAAAACTTGCTTCTCCTTCAGAGACTTTTAAAACCATTAAGTCGTAATAACTCATCTTTGCTTCCCAGAGTACTTTAGTTCCTTCAAGCATTTTACTTTTATTGTCCAAATAGAACTGTAATGCATCAGCTTCATGATTTTCATTATCAAGGTCTACATATATGCTTTCCCACATGTCCCACAAACTTTGATTTTTAGCTTCACTTATAACTGCTTTATACTTAACACTTTCATAGGAAGGGTTCTTCATTACCTTTGCCAGGAGTGAATCGTAATGCAGCATAGTACCGATATAAACTATGTCGGTATATGAATCTCCGGATTTTGATACAGCCTTATAAAACCAGTTAGAAAGTTTTTTCCTTTGCTCAGATGTATTTACATTTTCGTCATTTTCAATATCGTCAAGAATAATTAAATCAGGTCTCCAATTACGATGCTTTCTACCTCTTATTTTCTTGCCACTACCTATACCAACAACCTTTATATTTGTACTGGTAACAAATTCATCTGTAGCCCATTTATTGCCCTTTAAATCGCCAAAATCTTCATGAATCATCTTGTTATCTTCAAGCTCAGTTTTTATGTCTCCAAGAAACCCTTCAGCCTGATCAGATGCATCAGATAAAATTACTACAAATCTTTTGTATTGATATACAATTGAATGAAGTGCATCTTTGAATGTTAAATTTGTAGATTTAGCATGACCTCTAGGTGCTGCAACAACCTTTCTGCAACCTTTTTCTAAGTTGATTTTTTTGCTGTCAAAATAAGGATTTAAACCTTTTAATACACCTTTTGTCCACAGCTTATTTAAATCCCTGTGAAATTCAGGTGAAGTCCTTGTAAAATAATGGGGGAGATAAGCTCTTCCAAAATACTCTAAATCGAATGCTGCAAGTTGTTTTCTTAAACCTTTTTCACCGGTAATTGATTTTTTTTGCAAAAAATCTTGATAAATTTTGTCCCTTAATCCTTTGTTTTCATCATTTTTTATTACATACTCTAAGAATAACTTTTGTTGGTATTCTTCGTTTTCTTTTTCATCAAGGTCAAAATCAATCTCAAGTTCCTGCAAATATTGATCAATATTAATCGTCATCTTGCATCATCCTATCCTTAGCTTTTTTGAGTACATTAATCATTTGAGGTGCCAATTCTTCATCATTTCTAATTGCTTTAAGCATATCGGATTCAAGTTTTTCAAAAGCCAAGTCAAGTTTCTTTCTCATATCTTGCTTAACTCTGTCTTTATAAACCTTTGTCCTCGACAAACTAGCAATTAATCTTCCTGCTTTATCCAGTGGCATTTCATCAAACTCTTCTTGAGCTGCTGCTAACTTCTTAGTAAGTCCATCCATCAATAGTTGCATACTAGCTTCAGTGTAGTCTGTGTCAGGATTATTCTTCATGACATTAATTAATGCCTTTGTTTGTTCCTGAGCTTCTATTAATCTTTGAGCAGCTCCGTTAGTTCTTAATGCATATCTGCCGACAGCACTTTTAGATATTTCATATCCATCTTCAGCTAAAGCCATTGCTATTTCCATGTATGTATATTTAGTATCTGCAAGCATTAAATCAACGCGTTCCTTAATTTCTGGTGGTAAATTATCAATCTTACAACGTATTCTATTCTTTTTTCTTTGGTTTCCCATTACAGGATCACTCCAGGATCTCTTAAAGTCTCTTCGACTAAGTCTATACCTTTTGCTGTAAGAGTAACCATGTCATCATCTTTTGCATCCTTAACAAAACCATCCTTGACTATTATGTATTTTTTGTCTTCAAGATACGTTAAGTGCTTATCCATTTCTCCAGTACTGGTAACTCCTTTAGTTATAAGAGCAGTTCGAATATTGTTTATGCTTGTTGTGTCCGGATAAAATAATGCAAGAGTTCGTATAATTTGACCACGCATTTGTTTGTTTTTTAATACTTGAGTTTCATCCATTCTATTCACGTCTTCTTTCCCCCTTCATTTCCATGATTAAATCTGTAATTTTATCTAATTTGCAATCAAAGTTTGTAATATTTCTTATGTAACTTTCTTTGTCAACAAAATTTTTATTTACATGGTCCTTAAAATCATCAACCTTTTTATCAACTTTCTCAATTTTTCCAATGAGACTTTTTTCAACTTCAGCTATTTCGTTTTTATTTTCATTGATGTCTTTATCAATGTTCTTTTTTAAATCCTTTATGAGATAACCCAGAATACCAATTCCGAGAGTTGTTATAGTTTGCATAATCCAATCTATGTTCACAAAGATGAAACCTCCTAGTAGTATTTTTCGGAACTAAGAACCATTACATCAATATCATGTTGTCTTTTAAGCATCGCTTTCTGTGCTTCAGATGTCCTGTCCTTGTATTGTTTCTTTTGCTCTTTTCGTCTTTCTTTGTTTATTTCCTTACGTTCTTCCTTTAGTTGAGGAGAGCAATCAAGACTGTTAACATAGGCACTAACAGTCTTTCTACTCTTCCCAATCAAGGAGGATATATCTGTAATCTTTTTACCTTCTTTGTATAGTTTTAACGCTTCGTCTTTCCAATTATCCACCATCCTCCGCTCCTTCCAATTCCCTGTATAACCTTATGCCTATCAATAGGACTTACAATTGTAATTACTTATCATTTCATTACAAAGGTTACATTTTTGCCCCTTATTTTTGGGCGGACAAATAGATTATTCTAATCGCTTAATGAAAATTTGTTTAAATAGTTGATTTGTATAAACTGTTGCCATCGCAATCAATATTCCGTGTATTATTCCATTTACTATAGTTTTGTCAGTTAACCCTTGTTCCAAAACCACAGCAGTGTAGGCAATTATAAGTATTACTGCTGTGATTAACACGAAAATCGGTATAACCCAACTTGGAATCTTTTCCGTTCTTTTTGCAAATTCTGCTATGCAATATACCGCTACCGCAATTATGAAAAGTTCCGGAGGTATCAGATTAATCAAATCTAATTCCGGTGTTTCCAACGTAGCTCCATAGACAGTTACTCCAATTGCTAAAACTGCCAAAATTACAATTACTAAAATTATTAAATTCCTTGTTTTTTGTTTCATGATTTCCCTCCATAAAAAAAGATATTGTTAAGTTTTTAATCTTAACAATATCTTACTATTTTAATATATATTGGTGTTACCAACATATGTGGACAAAGTACTTTAATAATCAAGAATACTAATCTGATTTTCAATTGGTTCATCTTTTAAAATTCTTCTTACACTTTCATAAGCAAGGTTGTATTTCTTAGCTAATGCCCCAATATTATATCTATTATATTCCTGTTTAATCTTTCTATCTCTAATAGTCTTGGTTACTTCTTCAATTTTGTTGAAATAAATCCTTGTGCCTCCATATAACTCGGTAAGTTTTAAAAAGTTGTCGATACCAATCACTTCAGCAATCTCTCTATTTTTTTCGTCTAAGTCATCGATTTTTATCTCCTTCATCCAATTTTCCATTACAACCACCTTTTTTATTTTTTTACATCAAACTGTATTCCGCATATACGGTCTGATGAACCATCAGCAATTCCACCATAATCAAATTTAAGACCATTTTTTAGTAATAAATTGCCGATAGCATTCACAATTTTCAATTCTTTTTCTTTTGGTATATCGTCTATAACTATACTCATTTTGCTTGTCCAATCAGCTTCCGGTTTTAGATTTTTCTTTGGTTTTGTCACTTTAGTATTTTTCCTCCTATACCATCCCAATGAAACATATCCGCATTTTTTACATTCTAGTACTTCAACTTTGCAATTATGAATAACTTCCGTAACCTCAAGCTCATGAGCAACATTCTTGCCTTCAAGGAGCTTAATAACTTCCTCCTTATTGCATGCATGTGTACATTCCATAAAACCCTCCTTAAAGGTCTCTAATTGGTTTAATTACATTATCATAAATGTCACCAACAGTTATTTTAGCATCTGGATCTTCCTTCTTGCGTTTGTCAGCATATTTTCTATACTCTATTGCCATTTTGCAAACCTTTAGTACTCCGACTTCCTCATCGGTGATTTTAATTTTATGCTCTCCAGTTGGTCGCATAAAACTTATTGCATAAGCCAACTCATAAATACTGCATCCTTGTAGTTCCTTATCAATTTCCTGTGCAAATTTACGACGGTTTAAAGGTGTTTTTCTAGGAGGCAAAACACCTTGTTCAATCAAACGAGCTTTTATATCTTTATTAATTTTCTTTTCAGCATTTGTTAACTTCTTATATTTTTTCTTTGCTGCCATTATTTGCCTCCATTCCTGTCCTTTTAATCATACTCTTTAAGGCTTCAATGCAACTGGATGCCTGTCTGGCACTTAGCCACTTTATATGTTCAATCTTATATCTGCTTTTGATAAATCCATTTATTCTAACATCATTCCATCCAAGGCTAGTTGCAAGATCCTTTATCATGCCCATTTGATTATCACTAATTTTGCCTGATGCACCAGTATTACCATATTTTCTATTGTTGATTTTATCAAGAACCTTTGCAGCTTCAACATAAGTCAACTCTGTCATGTGTTCTTTTTTAGAAATATTGTAAATGACACTATATATGTCTTCCTTTTCAAGTCCATTTTCCTTAGCAGCCGTCCATATAGCTTTTTTCTGTTTATTATCAATCATATTAACAGCCATAATATACCTCCATGTAAGAGTAGAGGAGCGATGCCCCTCTATTTTTCATAATTAAGCCCTACGCTCAAACTGTCTTCAACACTTATACTTTTCTTTACTCTTTCAATGTCTATTTGCCTTAAATCGAAAAACTTTTCAACTAGCTCATAGTTTTTCTGCTCTCTGATTGCATCCAGTTCTTCCTCAATATCAGATTTAACACCAAGACTTTCAAGTAGCTCTTTATCCTTTTTATAATCGCCCTTCAGCTTTTTTAAAGCTACCTTTATTTGCTTATCATCTAAATACAAATCTTTCAAAATTTGAGTTATATCATGTTGCTTATATTCACCCTTATAAAGTGCTATTAAAGCCTCTTGTAACTTCTTATCAACTGTGATTTTTACACTTTCTTCTTTTGTATATTTACCTTCAATAACTTCACCGACACTATCAATAAGTGCCGGGAAATTATCCACTTCAAACTTTTCTTTATATGCTATTGCACAGCTGCCATCAGTCCCAAAATATTCAACATATTTTAAATTTTTATTTTCCATCTCCTGAAGAGCTTCAGCCTGAAGCTCCGCTTTAATTATATCAAGCTCTTTTTTGTCCTCTTTTATTCTTTTATCAATTTCAATTGCCTTGCTTACTCTTTGTTCTAAGTTAATCATTTATTTATTTCATCCTCCATTTCATTTATAAGCTTCCTGAGTGTTTCTATATGACTTTCATGAAGCTTTATCATGTCTTTGTACATTTCAATATGTGTTTTTATAGAATCAATATAAGTAAATTTATCAACTATATTATTTGATTTATAAAACCTTTCCTTGCATTCCTCATGAACAATATGTTTTCCCATTAAGTCCCATTCATCTTCATGTACAGGTTCTCCACATATCCAACAATCCGAAATAACACAACCGCTTGCCATTTTATCCTTTTAATTCTTTCCGGCAATCGTCACATATAAACTTTCCTTTGAAAGGTTCAACATTATCAATGCTTTCGCAGAAAACACATGAGCCTTGAATTCTTTTGATTAAGATATCTCCATTATCCTTCGTAATTAATGCTACCTTTTCCTTGCCCTGGATACCTAAATCCCTTCTCATTGAACTTGGAATAGTAATTCCGCCATTTTTACTAATTTTTCTTTCCATTATTCCTTACCTCCTTATTTTCTTAATCTTCCATATGCAAATTTATCACTATATTTTTCTATCCTGTCTATAAGAAAAAATGTACAGGATATCTTATTAAACCTTTCATCCATTTCATCATCACTGTACAATTCATAAACTAACAGATGTGACCCTGTATCCCTAATATAAACTGTATATTCTGCCTTCTCTTCAGTTTTTTTACTGCTGTACTCTTCACCATACCACCTTATTTTCCCATTGCTTCCTATGACTCTAGGTTCAAAGTAACATTCCTCTCGTGTTATGATTGGCATCAGGACTCCTCCTTGCAATTCATTTCATAAATCCTTTCCAGTACTCCTGTTAGCTTTGTTATCTCGTCATTTTCAACAGCACAGCTGCAATATATACGTGCTTCATCGCTATACCTATAACGGAATCTCCTTAGATGTTCTTTTGCTGCCGTCCTAGTTAAAAACTCCCCAGTATATCTTAATTCTTTAGCATAGTAAAGCACTTCATATCCAACATCATAATCCTCACAATAATCAATTATTTCTCCTAAATTCTCACATTCATTAAGACTATCCAATGCATCATTATCATCATCAAATATGTACTCATAGTTAGTTTTAATAAACTCTTTTGCCCGCTCAATCTTGTCCTCATCAAACACCATTGTATCTACATCGCCAAAATCAAATTGTATTTTCTTAAAATCTTCATTGCCTTGTACACATTCAACCAGTTCTGTATCCTGTATTCTGAAAATTAACGGTTTTCTTGTTCCTAAATTATCCTGAGTCTTCAGCTCTTTACCTAAGTCAATCAAGAAATCTAAATCCTCTTTATTACCCTTAAATACATCACTTATCAATAACATATCTTCCTCCTGGACAAATTTTAATATTTCCTTATTTGCAATTTCAGTTGCAATATTATGTTTGATATATAAGTTTTGTAAACTCTTAATCTTTAGACTCATCTAAATATACAAACCCACTATGCATGGATCATCTTCCTGATACCTTGGAAGAAAGTTTAAAAACCATGGCATTTTATTTCTAATTTCATTCATCGAATTACCTGTTACTATATATTTTGTTGGAATATGACTACCTTGTGGAAGTAGAGAATTGAATCTCTTTTTATTTAAATTTCGATATTTCCATAATCTTGCTACATAAAGCTTGCCATAATCAGTTGTGTTGTTATAAACAACAATCATAGGTGTTCTTGCTACTAAAGAAGCTATCTTATTGTCCTTAACAAGATTTTCAATTTTAAAGTTTTCTAGAATTACATCATCCTCTTTAGGCATTGATTTACACCTCCGATAATTCTTTTTTTCCTTCAAATGCAACTATCATAAACTTTTTGCCACAAAGACATCTGATTAATCTGTTTCTATCAGTATCATTAATTTGATGTGGAGTTTTACAAACCGGGCAATTAACTGTCTCATACTTATTTTTCAAAATTTTTCACCTCTTAGCTTATTTATAATAACTTTTAGCCTGCCAAGTTTTTTGGAAGCAAGGACAGCATATTTACTATCACCTTGCTTCTTATAATATTCTAACCTCTTTGTAGCTCCATCAATTTCATCATCAATTAAGTCTATTACTGTAGCAACTTCCTCAGGAGTAAGTTGTGCTTTTATAATTTTGTTCATTTCAGCACTCTCCTAACTTTATGACTATTTTTGTTTATGATTTCCATGTATTCGTCTCTATCATTAATAACTAGCCAGTGTATAGGGTCTAATTTCTTATTGCTTAAAAATTCCTTTTGTCTTCTTGTTGGTCTTAAGCCTCTTTTCATCCATCCATCCTCCTTGCAAACATCATCACAAACATTATCTTCAAAATAGACCTTCAATCCCTTTTCCCATTCAAAAACAATTACTTTGTTTTTGAAAAGAATCATAGATACAAGTGTCAAAATCCAAACAATGCTGAATAGAGAAAATCCTAAACCAGACATATAATTTACCTCCTATTTGCAATTTATCTTGATAATTAATGTTGTTTAAATAACATTTTATAACGCATTGCATTTTCAGTAATTTCCTTTGTAATCTTTTCGCCATTAGTTTCTTCCAAGCAAAGCTCTAAAATTTCTACAAAGTTGCCCATGCCTCCGAATGCGTAATCTATAGCAACATCTACCAATATGTCAGCGCTTTTTTTATCGATATTGAAATCATCAAGTATGTCATAGACTTCCTTTTTCTTTATACCTTCAAATTCAAACTTAATAAGTCTTCTATAGAGCTGAGCTAAATTATCCTTACCGTTTCCACCTGTTACAAGGTGCTTTTTTAATTTCTCAGTACCAACTAGTACTATCGGGATTCTTGTTTTGTCCCAAATTTTTCTTAATACTTCGAATTTGTCAATGTTCCATTTTTTTAAATATTCAGCCTCATCAATTACAAACATTATTTCTTGTTTGTCATACTCCTTGATTATTTGACCGATTTTTTTATGAGAAGACCCATTTTCAAGTACTATGCCAAGGCTATCAGCCATTTCATCAAGCAAGTCATTTTCTCTCATTCCACTGCATGCTTCTATCACAACTACATTTACATTTCTTTTTGAATATTCTTCAATTACAGTTGTCTTTCCGCAACCAGGAGCACCAATCATGCAGCCCATTTTTTTTCGTTTATAGATATCATCCATGAAACCCAAAGCTTTTATAAATTCTTCAGTAGGATAAATTTCTATTTCTGTTTTAAAGTTTGCAATTGTATCTATATCAACATTATTGCTGTAATAATTAGCTAAAAAGCTTGATACAGCATCCTTAACTTTGTCAGTTGCAACGAATTGATTTGCTAAATTAGATATATTTGCTCTGTTGTATCCTATTTTCAGAGCAACCTGAGTATATGTTAAGCCATGTTCATCTTTTAATATTTGCAGTTCCTTTCCTAGTTCTTCACAACTCATATTTTTATAGTTCTTAACTTCAGTATTTGACATTTAATCCTCCTATTTTCCGATAGCTTTTTTAAAAATTTCTTCTCCGGCTTCAATAAATCTTTTATCAATAACGCCTTTTTCATTATCCACAGCATCAATCTGCTGCTTTTCAAATCCTTTTTTTGTTCTTTCGTTTAGCCTGATGACCTTAGCTTCCTCAATGGCTTTAGTGTTTTCTTTCGGTGTAAACAATGTTTCCAGAACTTCATTGTCAACATAATTACTTAACATCATACGTCTTACATCGTCTTCTTTAACACCATAAGATCTAACAGCTTCTCTGGTCGCTTTAAGTGCCTTACCTTTTAATTTGTGCCATCTCTTTATGTCATCCTCAGATGCTTTCATTGATAATAATTCTTTGTTTTGAGCTTTGCATACGAGCTTACCTTCAACATAAACATAAAGTTCTCCGATGTTGTTCAAGTCATATCTAACAACGCATCTCATTCCAATATAAGGAATAATTTCATCAGTCCAGTACCATCTATTGAACTTCTTAATTCCTGATCCAGTTATTTCTCTTACATCAGCCTTAGCCATAAACATGTCTAATTCTTCAACTGTAGGCATATCATTTCTGTAGAGTTTAATCTCATTCATTAATTGTGCCGGTGATTTACCACCTAAAGATGAATGAGTGTTATCATTATTGTAATAATTCATGTACCCTTCAATTACTTTAACTACATTTTCAATACCTATATCTCTGACTAATATCTCATTTTTGTCTAAATTATGAGGTCTTTCATCAATACTTTCCCCGCAAAATCCGGGCATGTATCTACTTAAATTACTGCTAAATGTTTCAAAAAATCTCTCAATTGGTTTAGCTTTAGCATTGTAAGGTATAGCGAACTTAGTTTCTATGTCAAAAGATTTGAAAACGCCATCATATGTATTAAAAAATTCTTCTTTTGTCTCAGCATTTAAAAATCCGCTTTTGTAGTCAAGTCCATTATCCATATAGCAAGTGCCTGGCATTCCGCCTTTTAAATCTCCGTTGCCTAAAATACCACTTCTTAATGCTGCTGCAATAACAGATGAATTATTATGTTTTGCTACGCACCATCCAACAATACCTCTGGACCTCATATCCATCCAGGCTGACAATGTATACCTCTGTATTTTTCCGCTCTCGGGTGTCCATATTGCAAGGGTATGTCCATCTCCTACCCATATTTCATTGATTAACAAATCATCATATGTTCTTGTAATGCATGGGCTATACTTTGCTTTATACGCTCTCTCACCATTAAAAGCTAAATACTTTTCAGTCTCAGCAATACTTTGAGTAATTCTGCTGATTGTCGAAAGTGATGTTTCGTCCCATCCCATTTCTTTAGCTTTTTCATTGTATATCTTAAGCACATGCTTTTTCTTAGGCTTTATAGGCTGTAAATATACACCTTTTATAAACTTTACTGCTTCATCTGGTAGAGAGAAGGACCCTTTATCGCTTTTGGGCTTTCGAATCAATCCGGTTATTCCATCCTGATCATATTGCTTTTTGTACATATATAAAGCCCTTTGAGAATAGCCATATTCATCGCAGATTTTTTTTACACCATCTTCCTTTTCACCATGTTTTAAATCATAAAGCTTTAAAACAGCTTCTTTCTTTTTCAATGCTTCTTCAAGTTTTTCTTCAAATTTATCTTCATACATTTCTTTTAATTCTCCCAAAGTGTAACTTTCGTTAGAACGTTCGTTTTCGCTCAGATTGTTGGTTGTATTTATGTTGTTACTTAGCAGATAATGTTTTTGTTTTTCTAATGGTAGAGAATGAAGATCTATCATATATGATTTATTTTTTTTAAAACCTACAGTTTCTTTTATTGTCCATTCATTTAATCTTCTTTGGATGGTTCTTTCTGTAACACTATACAGTTCCGCTACATCTTTAACACTTATCCAGCACGCCATACATTTCCTCCTTTACATTTCTGAGGATTTTGGTATAATAATTGTAGAGATATTTTAAAGTCGTAGAGCATCGGAGCGGTACATTGGGAGTGTGGGCGCTCCTTTTTTCTTGTTGGACCTTAAAATATCTTTTTTCATTTTATGCCTTCCTCGATATTGTCACTGTTTAAAGAATCTCTTATTGAGCCAAGATTAAGCGAACTCTCCGAAAGACGTTTTATAGTATCTTCAATTACCATTATCCTTGCTGTCTTAGTTGCAATGTATTCCTTCAATTCTTTTACTTCTTTTTCTCTCATTTCATCAAGTTTATTCACAACCTCAAGATGCATATACAGCTGCTCTTGCATAGACGTTTTCAAATAATCTTCTTTCAAAAAACTATTATCAAACATTTTATTAGTTATACTTGTTGCATGCTTTAGATTTAATTCTTTAAAATCTACTAATTTAGCATTCATTTAAACAACTCCTCTCACACTGTAAAATTCATCATCTTCATCAGGATCTAAATCTAATTCTTCGTAAATTCTACCGATATACATATTTCCTGTTCTTCTGCCACGTATTATGTCTGCCAAATATTGCTCATTCATGTTTATTTTTTTAGCCAAATCTCTTTGAGTCATATTTTTATCAACAAGTCTTTTTTTGATTTTTATTCCTCGTGGTGGCAATGGTAATTTTTTAATTTTCATTACTCATCAACTCCTTGTATTACTTACTTAAAAATTTAATGATTATAATTTTTCTAGGCGAAAGGTAGGACCGCCAATATTTAAATTTGCATAGATGAGATTGAATTTTTGCAAATTATGTTGAAAACTATTGATTGTATTTTATTGAAATGAGTGTTATTATGTTGACGTAAATTTATATCATAACAGTATTATAATTGGTATTTTCCAAATTGTCAACACAGTTTTTGGAATTTACCAAAATTGTTTATAAAAAGGAGTGTACCAATGATAGATAGGATATTAAATTTAATGGATGCTCATAATATAACTGCTGCAAAACTAACATCTGATTTGGAAATTGCCAACAGTTCAATTACTGATTGGAAAAAAAGAAAATCAAGACCTTCAACTGAAGCAATAATAAAAATTGCTAATTATTTTAATGTTTCTACAGATTATCTTTTAACCGGAAAAGAATATAAGAATGATAAAGAGTCTACAAACCTTATTCAGGATTTAAATATTGAAAAAAAATTCTATATTACTGATAGCGATGAAAGAAATCTTATAACAGGTTTCCGCAAGTTGAATGATAAAAACAAAGGTATAATATTGGGTAAGCTAGAAAGCATATTAGAAATTTATACAAACGATAAGATTTTTGAATTATATGCAGCTGAAAAAGAAACGGTGTATGATATATGTAATGATAAAAAGGAACCTCGTATAAAACATCTCCCAATTTTGGGACAAACAGCCGCTGGATTTCCTATAGATATAATAGAGGTAGGCGGTGGTGATTATGTGGAAGTTCCTGAAACCGCAGATGCTGACTATGCGCTTTTTGTCAACGGTGATAGTATGTCACCGATGATCCAGGACAAGGACCTTGTTTTTATTAAAAGTATGCCAGAAGTCGAAAACGGAACTATTTGTGTTGTAGATATAGATGGTGCTGTAACCTGTAAAAAAATACATAGATTTAATGGTAGGATAGAGCTTATATCGTTAAATGAAGACTACGCCCCAATCATCATAAATATGAAGGATCGTAAACCGTTTAGAATAATAGGTAAAGTTACTTATTGTCAAAGACCCAACACGGATTTTTTTGCCATTTAATGACGTAACTTTATATCATAAAATTAAATAAATAGGAGGTAATAATTATGTATTGTTTAAATTGTGGAAATGAGGTAACAGGAAATTTTTGTTCAAATTGTGGATGTAAACTCGATGATTCAACACTAAATTCTAATATTGATGAAAATCTAGTAAAAATAAATAATATTGATGTTGATATGTCTGAAGTATTTGAAATGTTTGGAAAAAATCAAGTAAAAGCAATAAAATATATTTGTGATATTACCGGTGCTGAATTAAAAGAAGCTAAAATTGCATTTGATAACTACTATAATGTACGCTATCCTAAATTAAGTTTTGCAGAAAAAAGAAAATTGAAAAAAACTCAGCAAGCAACTAAATATAGAGAAATAGAATCAAAAAAAAGACAACTGGATAAAGAAAATATTGCTTGTTGCCCAAAGTGTGGATCAACATCTCTAAGTGCTCATAAAAACGGACTTGATGGTGGAGCTACATTATTAGGAGTCTTCATAACTGGTCCTTCTGAATGGATATCACCAGGAAGCATAAAGGTTACATGTTTAAAATGCGGTCACCAATTTAAAGCCGGAAAGAATAGATAATTTATTGTAATTTACAAAAAAATAAAAAAGCATGGTAATTATTGAAAAATGTTTGAATCTCAATTAATTCCATGCTTTTTTATTTTTAAAATTAGTAATGTCGGCATGTCGCCTATCGTTTTTTTTTAACAAACTTTCTCGAACAGTATTATTGTTGAAAATTAGCCATATTTTAGGAATGTCGCCTATGATTAAAAAATTTTCAAAAATGTCGCCTATCCCAAATTTAAAATTCGCTAAAAAAGCATCCTATTTTTTCACAATTAACGCGAATGTAAATTTTCTAACGGTCTAATTTTCAATAAAATAACGCTGTCTCTCAAAAACGTTAATCAGCGTTAGTATAAAAATCGTTCCGGAACAAATTTTGTGTGTCAAAAAACTATTTGCAATTAATCTTGAAAACTTTTTATATAAATTTTATCCCACCGTAACCCTCTTCAACCCTTGTTATCCCAACATTTCCCGGTTATTATTTATATAAATCATTATATTTCTGAATTTGTAATTAATCTTGGTTGTTTACACTTAATATAAATAAGCAGTAATATTAGTGCTGGAACGGGCTAATAGAAAGGAAAATTAATAGCAAAGTTCATATGTTGACTATTAAATGGTGGAAATAATGACAAGCAACTTGTATGAGATATTAAAAAAAGCACAAAATGGAAGTGAAGAGCATGTAATAGAATTATATAATAAATTTTTACCTTTAATAAAGGGATATGGAAGAAAACTTAATTATGAAGAAGCAGAAAGTGACTTGATCATTTTCTTATTAGAATATATTAGTAAAGCCAACTTTGATAAATTTAGAAATAGAAGTGATGGCGAGATAGTTAACTATATTAAACTATTATTTAAAAATAAGTCTATTGATATATTAAGAAAATTAATGAATAAGAAAATTGAAACAAAGATAATAGATACAGAAATCATATATAACGATTACTATAAAAATCTCGAAGAAGAATATATTTTTAGCTTAATGAAGAATTTAAATGATACACAAAAAAAGATCATAATAGGAAGATATATTTATAGTTATTCTGATGATGAGTTATCAAAAATTTTTAAAATTTCAAGACAAGCTGTATATAAGCAAAGAAAAAAGGCAATAGAACTAATTAAGATTGAAATTGCCAAGATAAAACATGATTAAATACATCAGTTGAAAGCTATTATCGGTATGTCGGGTAAAAAATTCTCTAAATAGGTTTACAAATAAATAATATATTTCGCTTTTAATATATGTAACAGATAACTTCAGAAAAAGTAAAAAAAATATACAGTCCAAATTGATTAATACTATAAAATCTTAAAGAGATTAACAATTTGATAAATGACAATAAAATTGAAATTATGCGGGAGCTTTTAATAAAAGGAATCTTCAAGACATTGAAATTCAAGTGCTGAAGATTCCGAGAGAATATATTATTTAATGGAGGAAAACATTATGAGTTTTAATACAACAAAACCTTATCATATCGTTAGTTGCAACAATACAAATCAATACTTGAACGTAAGCGGAATTGAAGCTATATCTGATGGTAAAAATGTAGATATATATGCATTGGATTCAGCAGCGTCAGCACAAAGATGGTTCGTTAAAAATAGTACGGGAAATACAAAAATATTATCGGGATTAGATTTTAAGGCGTTTTCTTTAGATTATAATACAGGAAGTCCGGTAGGCAATTGTGATATGTGGACAGATAAATCTGCATATGACACAGATCAAATTGTAGAAATTTCAGGCGATGATACCAATGGATACAGAATTAGAGTGGTAGGTCGTGATAAATATCTTACAGCTATCGGTACAACTAACGGAAGTAATGTTAGATGGGACAATTTAGTCAGTTCAGGAAATACTCAGTTGTGGAAATTTAATTTGGTTCCCAATACAACAACGGCAGGACTTGCAGATGCTACAGGTACTGTTGCAACAAGTAACTATACCACTACTGCATTCCAACAAAATCTTAATATTGTGAATGTTACCAGTACACGAACAATTTCAAGCGCGACTCCATCCGGAGGAGTATGTAAGATCCCAAATATTAGCGTACCGTTTAATCAATACTCTACAAAGATTAAAAACTTGAACTCAAAGTTTGGAACAGCATGTAAAGCATTCGCCTGTGCGGCTATTTATTCTTATTATACTCAAAAGTTAATAAGTCCTTATTGGTTTCCAATTCAATCTGATGGATCCTATAATCTGGACATTAAAACACCAATAGGACAAATAACTAAAAATGCATATAAATGTTTTGAATTTGTCAAGGTACCGACAACAGCTTTATCCAGCATAAAATCAACATTAGAAGAAGGTAAACCTATATTAATATGCTGTTCATTAAGCGGTGCAACACATTGGGTAGCAGCCTATGGCTACAAAAATAACTGTGCAAGCAAATCAGATATTTTGGTCGTGGATTCAGTAAATCTTAATAATGCTGTAGAATATGGTACAGCTAAGTATAAAGATGGAGTAACAGATTTGGATTTATCCGAATCAATGAGGATAAGTTTGGTAAATGGTTCCACTTATGCAATACAAAGTGCATGGACAATCAATATCAGAGACTAA